CTGCTAGTGGCTGGTTCCTAGAATTCCAACTCATCGTCATGGTGACGCGGTCGAGGTCTTTTAGGTCTTGCACTAGGGATATCCTTGGGTTCTACTAAAGTATTACTCAAGGACTGTTTCTTAGCATGTCTAAATTCCTTACGCTGTTTAGACTCGATGTCGGCGTAGTGTGCATCATCCATAGCCTTGATCAAGATGTCTGTTGTGGAAACAACAGCTTCGTCGATTTCTATATCAGACGGAGAGCCATCTATAAGATCATCTGTTAATTTCTTAACAAGATCGGCTTTTTTATGGAATGAGTGCCTTACGGCCTTCATCGTAAGTTCGTCTCTATCAACACGTTTGTGTGATTTATGATCGAACTTGTCAACAACAGGACTGAAATCGCCTTCTTCAAGGTGAACAGGTCCAGAAGAGGGTGCATCATAAACAACACCGTCGTGTGTTTTATGATAAACTCTCCTGTCCGTCTCCCTATCCGATTCTCTTCGGTAAGGATCACGTTCCTGGATCGCGAGATCAACAGTCTGTGACGAGATTTCCAATCTTGACATAGACTTGTTAGTCCAATCAGCAACAACACTTAAAGCATGCGAGATGATGGTTCGGTCTTGAGATTTTAATCTATAAGACCCGCCCTTCACGCTCGGAATGTTATCAAGTCGATCATCAGATACGACTGATAATATTTCCATCGCACTTTTATCCTTGTTACTCAAACGATACCAATGACGTATGTTGGAGATCGTAGACTTCTCTACATCAACAACGGCACCCGAAGTACCTGGACGGTACTTAGGCTTCATCGGTATAACCTTGTCTCTTGTAATTAGTTGAGATAAAAACTCACCATAGTTATTCGATTCAAGGGCCTTCTCAGCATTGGTCTCACCGCATAGCGCTTCAATAATAGACGAGTACTCGTCCTTCATTTCTGAAAGACAAATAAAATCGTCACCCACAACTCTAAATGAGTCGTTAGGGTCCATTGAAAGACGTTGAGCAGCAAGAGTCCCTGCATACCAGTTCATCAAGGTTAATACTTGGAAGGAGCCCGACATACCTAATGGTTGTCCGGTCTGGAACTGAACAGATGAGTCAAGATCAGGAGAGAATAAGGGAGATTCAGCCATCTCTTGGAAGTACTCTAAAGTACGCCAAAAGTATGGGAATTCCTTCTTGTCCTCTTCACTGAAACCGTTTAGTATAGATCGAAAATCTAACTTATCGGTAGCTTGTGACAAGTCCATAGATGTTAATCTTTGGTTATCACGAAGCTTCTCTTGAGCCCACTGTATACCTGCATCCTGGTTTAGCACCGAGACGGATGGCTCTTTATAGAGAACATTCGCAAGTGCTTTACCAAAAGGATCAAGGGTGTAATTAACAAATCTGTTAATATTACATACAGTTCTAAGTTTGCCTCCTGCTTGCTGTAGAAACGAGATTGTTCCTACATACGGTTGAAGTTCATCAACCTTGAAGCGGTGCGGCCCCCTTGCCTCGTATTCACGAGATAAGACTGGCGTCATATGAATGGCACTAGGTATAGTCCACGGGTTATTTCTGTTTAAAACAGAAGGACCTTTGGATAACCTCGTAATGTCATTATTATATGACCGAGAGGATGGTGGTGCCAAATAAAATTGGTTAACCGCCTGTTTGTGTAACTCAGCAATAGCATTGATTCTGATATTGCGGTCTTTAGAAAGAAGATCTTTCTTTAGATGGGCAATCGGTTCAGTGTATGTACCGACAGGTAACGTACTAGCAGTCAAATTTGACGCTGAGTACTTTCTCCTATGTTTATACAACTTAGGAATTTCCTTGTCAACAGCATACTTGAACGCATGCGGCAGATTAATAGCAATCTTGGCCCTATTATTGTATAGGATTCCTTGATTAAATCTATTAACCTGTTGTTCTGAAGCAGTTTCGAGTTTAATCGAGCTAATTAAAGCACCGATAACTCTAATACGCTTTTCAGGCTCTGGGAAGTGATTATAAATCACTTTCAAAGGTCCCTTAGGCGCATCTACCCTATGATCCCATGAAACAGAAACATTACCATCAGTATGGTGGTATAATTTCTTTGAGTCGAGATTTGCTATCGTATGTTCTTTAAGAACTTTAAAGATAGAGATCAAGAACTCGGGACCATTGTGGTCGATCAAGTGACGACAACGTTGTTCTAAACGACGTTCGTCCTTCTTAGGTATACCTTCCAACACAGCAGCTTGACAGAGAGCATTCAGTTGATTATTAGTCATACTGGTCCTCCATGAATTAGATTCAATGAGACAACTATTGTCATCACTGTGTGATGTGGATAAACAGCAGCTAGTGTTGCTG